AAACAATCTAATTAAGATATATTCTTCCAGGCTTTTAGCTGAAATGAAGACTTTTGTCTGGAACAATGGAAGAGCCGAAGCGATGAGATCATATAATGATGACTTAATTATGTCTTTTGCTGTGGGATGCTGGGTGAGAGACACTGCCCTGTCTGCAAACCAAAGAGACGCTGAATATGCAAAAGCGTTTATTGGTTCGATAACGAAAAACACCAACGAACTCGATACGAGGATAAATGGTATGATTGGTACAAAAAATATGAAAATGAAAGAACAATTTAACAAACAAACACAAGCACATCAAGACTTTCCGTGGTTGTTTAAAGGATAAATAGCATGGCAAACAAAACGAAAAACAATACAAGAAACCCGCAAAGTATATTATTCAGAAGATTGACAAAACTTCTGTCTGGACCACTAACGCAATATAGGACCCAGAACAGTCACCGACTGAGAAGAATAGATTTAGACAAATACGCAAACAAGTTCAGCTCCGCCTCAGGCCGCGACTTTAAGAAGACCGCGTATAACCCTTACGACAATCTGCAAGCGCAATATATGGCTTCTCAGCAAAGGGCAGAGAGGTATGTAGACTTCGACCAGATGGAGTACACGCCAGAGATTGCATCAGCTCTAGACATTTATGCGGATGAGATGACTACATATTCAGCGCTAACACCCATGTTGAGTGTCGAATGTGACAACGAAGAAATCAAAGCTATCTTGGAGTCGCTATACGCAAATGTCCTGAACATTGAACACAACCTGTTTTCATGGTGTCGAACAATGTGCAAGTATGGTGACTTCTTTTTGTACCTCGACGTCGACGACAAGCTAGGAATAACTTCCGTCATCGGACTGCCCACGAGAGAGGTAGAGAGACTAGAGGGAGAAGACACGACAAACCCAAACTACATACAATATCAGTGGAACTCGGCAGGCCTGACTTTTGAAAATTGGCAAGTTGGTCACTTTCGGGTTTTAGGGCAAGACAAATACAATCCATATGGAACATCTGTTTTAGAACCTTCTCGCCGAATCTGGAGACAGCTCACTCTAATCGAAGACGCAATGATGGCTTATCGTATCGTGCGCTCACCAGAAAGAAGAGCCTTCTATATCGACGTCGGTAACATTCCGCCCCAAGACGTTGAACAATATATGCAAAAAGTAATGACACAAATGAAGAGGAACCAGGTAGTCGATGCTGATTCCGGCAGAGTTGACCTTCGCTATAACCCTTTATCTATAGAGGAAGATTATTTTATTCCAGTTAGAGGAAATAACTCAACAAAGATTGAGTCTGTAGCTGGAGGGAAATACACCGGTGATATAGAAGACGTAAAGTATCTTAGAGATAAACTATTTTCCGCACTCAAAGTTCCATCAGCTTATATTTCCTCCGATGGAGAGAACTCCTCAGAAGACAAAACAACCTTGGCACAGAAAGACGTCAGGTTCGCAAGAACGATACAAAGGCTTCAGAGGTCAATCATCTCAGAAATAGAGAAGATTGGCATAATTCACCTTTACACTATAGGATATAGAGACGAAGATCTTGTAGGGTTCAGGTGCCACTTGAATAACCCATCCAAGATAGCAGAGATGCAAGAGCTCGAATACTGGAAGACCAAATTTGATATTGTCGGCGCCGCCACTGAAGGGTTCTTTTCCAAACAATGGCTAGCTTCTACGTTATTCGGCATGTCAAACGACGACTTCATCCGAAACCGTAGAGAGATGTTCTACGACAAGAAGTTTGAGGCTGCTCTAGAGACAGTTGGAGAAGCAGAACAAGCAGCCATGACTGCAGGTTTAGACGCTGGCCCTGACGCACTTGATGCTGGAGCCCCCGACTTAGGTGAGCCTGGAGGAGTCGGAACCGTAGGTGCCGAGCCAGAACTCGGAGCCCCAGCCGGCGATGCACCCGACCTTGGTGGTGACGCTGCCCCTGCAACCGATGCTGCCGGCGAAGACGGCGGCCTATTGGCTGCCCCTCCCGGGAAAAGAGAAGACGACAAAGGCAGTACGACCACAGATAAGTCCCATGGGTGGTATAACCCAAGGCACTTAGCCCCAGGAGGCGACAGAAGAAAGTCATCAGGCCCCAGAAGGAAAAACATGAATCGTGCGGCCACACCCGAAACAGGTACAGCTAGAAAATTATACCCAGGATATAGCGAGTTGACCGGCCTGGCAAAAGGTACGAGTATTTACGAGTCGGGCAAGACTAATTATAAAGTAGAGGAGTCGAAAATTCTCAAAGAACAGAAGGAATTGGCAGACCTCTTCAAAAGCCTAAAAGCGAGGGAAAAAAAAGATGAGACTAAAGCATAATAAGAAAAGAAACACTGCATTTGTTTATGAGGCATTGGTGCGAGAGCTGACAGAATCTGTTGTTAAAAATAATAAGAATAAGCAGAACAAAATCGTATCAATCATAAGGGACCACTTTAATGGTGAGTCCGCGTTAAAAGAAGAACTTGAATTGTACAAGTCGATTTATGAAACGCGCGACCTGGAGAAAACCACAGCAGAAAAAATTATGTACCAGGTCAAAGAGAAACACGACTCTTTGGACAAAAAGCGATTGTTTCAAGAGCAGAGTGCTTTGATTAATAAAATAAACAGAACTCTAACAAACAAAGTTTACAACAACTTTGTTCCAAACTACAAAACAATCGCATCAGTATATTCTATTTTTCAAGATGCTTTACCTGTAAAAGACAGAGTAATTCTAGAAGAAAACATAGTAGACCAAATGTCATCATCTGCGGAGATTGTCAAGGAAGTGCAGCAACCTATCGACTCCTTGACTTACAAGACATTCGTAAGCAAATTTAACGCTGAATATTCAGATGTTCTTAATGAGGGGCAAAAAAACCTTCTTGGGCACTATATTTCATCCTTCTCCGACAACGGGGTTGAGTTTAAAACCTTTTTGAACGAAGAAATCGGAAGGCTGAAAACTGAGTTGCAGGGTTCAAAAGAAAAAAACAATATCCAAAGCAACGAAATGCTTAAAGAAAAGATAGAAAAAGTATATAATATTCTAGATAATACGAAGAATAAAGAGATTGACGTGGAAACACTCGAAGTGGTCCTAAACACACAACAACTATTAGAAGAGATAGAAGCGAATGGAAGTTAAAGCCAAAATAAAACTAGATCCTAGGGTTAAGCTCAAGGCTCGTAGGACCCTAGAGGGCAATATTATGATATTGGATCATGAAGATATCGACATAGTCTTTCTCCCGGAAAAAAACAAATGTGTAGCTTTCCCAAAGGAAACAATGTCGGACAAAGTATATGCATCGCAGAGCAGAATGTTTCAGTTTATGGCGAAGAAAGGCATCGTTGATTACTCTACAATCAGGGGAGGTAACGTTTTCGGTGCACTAGAAGCAGATATAATGGAGTCAAAAATACCAGGTGTAGACCAGAGTCAAGCATTTCTTTATGTTTTACATGAATATATTTTAGGAGAAAAACCTTATTTTAAGACGTCTGACCAATACGACGACGAGAGACTCGACGCAATGCTTAGACCATCAGATGAAGACTCGACTGAACTTGGAGATGTGCCGCAGTCAGACAGAAAAGGTTCGATGCATAAGCAAATCGGACCCTATGGCTTTCAATATAACTATTCGTTAGTTAGAGAGGGTGAAGGTGAAGACTAGTGACATTTATTTGGTTCTCACTTATTTCGTATGGCCTTACACAAATCCTCGTGTACGGAAAAATCTTCGACCCAATCCGCCCAAAGTCCGGAAAGTTAGGGCAATTGCTTAAGTGCCCAATGTGCACCGGCTTTTGGGTCGGCCTACTTTTATGGTTCGTAAAGGACTACACACAACTATTTACTTTTGACGATTCTTTCATCACCGGAGTCTTTCTTGGGTGTGTCGCTTCTGCAGTCGCATACATCGGCACCATGGTATTTGGGGATGACGGGATACGGATTTACAAGTTAGTAAATATAGAGAGGGGTGAATTAGATGCAGATAGTGATTAACAAATGGAAATTACAGCCTGTTAGACGTTGTTGTAACGGAAAGTAACTGACGCGGGTGGCCCCCGCGTGAAATAGAGAGGAAAAGAATGAAGTTATTAAGAGAATATTTTGAATTATGTGAGGGTGGCGTATGTCAAGACCTTCTAACCGAGGACGAGAAACGACGCGTCGCGGAAGGTACGGTCACGATATTGTCAGGAGTCATGCAAATGTCAGAGACTCAAAACGGCAACGGTCGTATATATCCCCACGCAATCTTAGAGAGAGAGGTCCAAAGCTATATGAATATGGTAGAGAACCGAAGAGCATTAGGCGAATTGGACCATCCAGACACTAGTGTCGTAAACCTGGCTAACGCTTCTCACCTGGTTACTAAGATATGGATGGAAGACAAAAAATGCATGGGAAAGATTGAAGTATTGAACACTCCATCCGGCCGAGTCTTGCAGGAACTTGTTAATGCTGGCGTCACGCTGGGAATATCCTCTAGAGGCGTTGGTTCAATTACTGAAAAAAACGGAATAACTATGGTTGAGGATGATTTTCAACTAATATGCTTCGACATGGTGTCGGACCCATCCACACCGGGAGCGTTCATGATGACAGAGGCGAAAGAGCACTCAAACATATTCACTCCAGTAGACAAGATTAATAGATCATTGAGCAATTTTCTGTATAAGTTTGGGGAAAAATGAAAAAGTCAGAGTTAAAGAACATTATCAAAGAATGCGTAAAAGAAATCTTATTTGAAGAGGGTGTTCTTTCTAATCTAGTGGCAGAGGTTGCATTTGGCATAACCAAGGCCCAAGGTCAGATTTTAGAGACACAGAGGCCTCAGGTGTCCACGCAAATGACACAGGAACTAAAGCAAGAACAACAAGAACAAAAGCGAAAGCAACTCTTGGAGACGAAAAAGAAGATGTTAAATGCAGTCGGCGGCGATAGAATGTCGGGAGTTTTTGAAGGCACCACACCATTACCGAATACAGGCACGACGAATAGTCAATCTCCCTTAGCGGGGAAAGACCCCAGCGACGCCGGAGTAGATATCTCCGGCTTGTTTGGATTAGCAGGACAAAAATGGAAACAATTAAAGTAAAGGATTTACAATGGGCAAGAGAACACCAGTACACGTAGAGGTTATAATTCATGACCAGTCGCAGTTACCGAGAATGATTAAGAAGTTTGGTCGAAAGTGCAAGAAATCTGGGCTATTTGACGAGCTGAAAGAAAGAAGATACTTCAAGAAGAAGTCTCTTAAGATGAAAGAGAAGAGGGAGAGAAAGAAAAAACTCTCTCAGAAGTCTACACAAGACTATAAAGACAAGTTTGAAAATTTTAAATAGGAGTTATATAAAAGATGTCACAATTTAAGCACACCAGTTGGGGTAGAACCCGCAGCCCAAAGAACATATTATCCAAACACAGAGCAGGGACTGACGCTCTAGGTACTGCGAAAGAAATAGTACATGGCGGTGACGCAGTTGATTGCATTACAGAAAACCAAAGATTTTTGCATGTTTTTGTAAAAGGTCTTGACAATACAGATGGAGGCGACCCTTCACTTGAGGTTTTTGGAATTACCCACGCCGCGGCCACGTTCAACGCAAATGGAACTGTCAATGCTTTTAGTGAGTTTGCCTTAACAAAGGATATTCACGGCGCCGCTGTATCTCTAGCAGCTGATGGTGCATTTGCTATTATACCAATCCTGGGGTTTGACAAGGTTAGATTTAAAATTAGCTCAAACGGTGCTGACGACAAAGTTCAGTTTTACGCAGCTTGTTCCACCTTCTAAACCACCTCAAAATTTTTTCCTTCCCTTTAAACAGCCCACAACTATTTACTTAGAGGCAAAATTATTTGCCAATGCATAAAAACAGAATTTTTTAGGAGTCAAAAGAATGTCAAACCTACTTGAGAGAGCCATTGTCGACGCAAAAGCGCTCAAAGAAGCCGCGTTGAAAAACGCAGAACAACTTGTAATTGAAAAATATTCAGAAGAAGTTAAAACTGCCGTCAATAATCTCTTGGAAGAGGCACCAGAGGACGAGATGGGCATGCCCGCCGACGCCATGGGTGACATGGACATGGGAATGGACGATATGTCTATGGAAGAGCCTGTAACAGAGGAAGAGCCAGGAGCAGAAGAGATTGCTTTAGATCCTGATTCCCTTATGGGCGGACTGCCCGATTCTTTTAAGTCGGATGATGACCAGATAATCAACATTAAACTCGATTCACTCGAAGCAGAATATGAGGATGAGAACGATGAAGGTCCATTTGCTAGCGGAGACGAGATTGGCGACGACGAGATTGGTATCGATATCTTTGATGATGAAGATATCGCTGCAGATGTTGACGTAGACACCACTCCTGACATGGATACCACTCCTGACGTCGACTCAAACATCGGAGTTGACATTTCTTCTGATATGATGCAGGAAGTTCTCGCCGAGATGGGAATTAATGAAGAAGAGATTGACCTCGACGAACTCATGGAAAGAGTTAGAGTTGATTTCGAACCACAAAAATCAGGTTGGGCAGGAACACCTGAACCTATGATGAGAGAATACGAATCGATGCTGCTTGCCAGAGAGCAAGACAGTGAAGTAAAAGAAGAGAACGAGGAACTTCGAAAGAACGTTGCCGCTCTTCAAAAAGAAAACAAGACTTTAATTTCTGCGGCAACAAAGCTTCAGAATCAGAACAAGAAATTTGACACAGCTTTTGATACTTTGCAAGAAAAGCTGGAAACCATGAATGTTTCTAACGCAAAGTTGCTGTATATAAACCAGGCCTTAGAGAATGCCTCCTTGAATGAGCGACAAAAAAGAAAAATTGTCGAAGCCATTTCCAAAGCCGAAACAGTACAAGAAGCAAAGATAGTCTTTGATACAATGAATGAAACTGTTACAACTACTTCAGACGTGAGGAAGAGTGCAACATTAAATGAAGTGGTATCGAGAAGGTCATCGCTACTTGTCGCGGCTCGTAATGAGCAACCAAACAAGGAAGCCAATCCTTTGTATAATAGAATGCAGAAATTGGCAGGGATAAAGACACAATAAATCTAAATTAAATTTATAGAAAAGGAGGTGATTTTATAATGTCTGTTTTACAAAAACTAACAGAGGGCGTCCAGCATCGCGATATGCAAGCTGAAGGCGCAGCTCTACTAAACAAATGGGAAGCTACCGGCTTGCTAGAGGGCCTTTCTCAAGGCCAAGCTAAGCAAGGAATGGCAGTTCTTCTCGAAAACCAAGCCAAGGAGCTTCTTCGCGAAGCATCCTCTATGGCAGCTGGCGATGTCGAAGGCTTCGCAGCAGTTGCTTTTCCAATCGTTCGCCGTGTATTCGGTGGATTGATTGCAAATGATCTCGTTAGCGTTCAGCCAATGAGTCTTCCAAGTGGATTGATTTTCTTCTTGGACTTCACTCATGAAGCTTCTGGAGAGTCACTCTACGGCGGCCGCAAGGTTGGTCGTGAAATCCTCGACGGAATCTCCGTTGACGGCGGATTCTACAACATGGGCCAGTCTCGCGCTGGCGCTGAGGTCGAGAGTGGTACCGCAGCGGATTGTTCTGCACTTGATACTGCAAGAGCATCGACGGTCGCTGTCGACGCACTCGAAGATTGGGATCCGGACCTTTCTGGTCAGGAAAGACTGATTTTCCAAAACATTCCAATTGCTGGCGACCGCA